TAGGCGCGGGTAATGTTACTCCTCAATGGTGTACATTAGTTGCAGATGGTACAAATTGGCATATAATGCAAAGAAATTAAAAACATAAACATGAAACAACTCCTTTCCCTCTTCCTCTTCCTTTTGCCTTGCCTTGCATGGGCACAGTATCCGAGCAATGGTAACCAAAAAATAACGCTGGGTGAACAGACAACTGCCGATGGGCTTATTTTTCGGGGCGTGGCTGCAACTGATACCGTAAGAAAGCCTTCCATTGACACCATGGCTTACATGGTTCTTGATACGACTACAAATATAATATGGCATTATAAAAAGGCAACGAGCAACGCATGGTTGCGTGTTGGTGGTTCTATTTCATCAGGAGTAACGGGCACTTTGCCTGTGGCAAATGGGGGAACAAATACATCAACGGCATTTACGGCTGGTTCAGTTGTATTTGCTGGTGCAAGTGGCACATATACGCAAGATAATAGTAATTTATTTTATGATAATACAAATTCAAGATTAGGTATTGGAATTACGAATCCAACCCAAAAACTCCACGTTGTTGGAAATGGCTTGTTTACAGGAAATGCTATAATAAAAGGTGCATATGAAAATTTAATAATAATAGATGGCGATACTTATTCAGGATTTAGATTAAGTAGAAATGGGAGTTCTAAATTTGCTTTTTTTAACAACAATGCTGGTACTGATTTCTTTGATATATATAATTATACAACTGCAACATCTTCTTTAATAATTACATCAGACAATGAAACTTGGTTAGGTTACACTTCTGACCAAGGCGCATATAAATTACAAGTAAATGGAACACCACAAGCCACAGGAGCACTTGTTGTTACATCTGATGAAAAGTATAAAGAAAATATTACACCTTTAAATAAAGGATTAGAAATTGTAAATAAATTAAAACCAGTTACTTTTAATTTTATTTCTGATACAAAAAATAATTTTAGCGTAAATGAAGAAGTTGGTTTTATTGCACAAGATGTTGACAGGGCTTTATCAACTGAAACATTTGCAAAATCAATAGTTAATAGTGCCGATGATAGTGAACCAACGGCAACTATGGGATTGGCAACACAAAATCTAATACCAATTTTAGTGAAAGCCATCCAAGAGCAACAAGCCCTCATCAAAGCCCTTGAACAAAGAATTATTAACCTCGAAAATAAATAAAATGAGATACTTATTTTTATTCCTTCCCTTATTTTCCTTTGCGCAAGACGTTGTAAAGGATACTGTTTACATTCAAAAGCAAGGCAACATTTATTACATTATTCAGCAGACTACTTTGTCGGATAGCACCGTCACAGGCTCAAAGCAAATATTGGGCGATTCTGCAACTGCCATTCAAAGCCTTGTCACAGATGCTGAAAGGCAAAGTAACACGATTGCCATTCATGCAAAGCCTATTATCACAAAAGGCAAAACGGTGCAAAGGATAAATTATTACAATGATTTGCACGTTCAAATAAGTGGCAAGCCTGTTTATTTTACAACGGCTCAAAGAGACACGGCAAAGTTTCTCGGTGACTGGAAGTTAAATTTTAACGGTGAAATTATTGATGGTAAGATTGAGTTAAACAACAACAAGCGTTTAATCTTTAATCCAGACAACGGCAAGGTTTACACAATTTCAACCAACTTGCTTTTATCTACATTTACTAATCAAGTTTCCTTTGCATTTAACGGCATAAAATACGACTTGTATAAGTTTGCTGATGGCAAATTTGCAACCGTGGATGGAGACGTGAGACTAATAAAACTTGAATAATGAAAGCAGTTATACTAAAATTATTACACCAAAGCTATGAGTTCTTTGCCGTTGCATTGACTACTGGTTTTATTTTCTCATTTTTTGTTCCTATAAAAGGATTCCTTCTGTTTACCGTTGCCGTTGTTTTTGCAGATACCATAACGGGAATCAAGGCAGCAAAGAAGGAAGGGCAAAAGATAAATAGTAAAGGTTTGTATCGGACTACTGAAAAGATAGTCGTTTATTTTGTAGCCATCCTTATTTTTGAAGGTGCAAAAAATACGTTTAATATTCCTTTTCCTATTACCTACATGGTAGCAATGATGATATCTGGAACAGAGTTATTCAGCGTCGCGGAAAACATCAAGAGGATAACTGGTGTTGAATTAGGGACATTAATATCAAGATTTTTTAAAAAGTAAAAACAAATATTATGCAGACTAATTTAAAAGATGCTTTAAAAAATGCAGACGGAATAAAATCACCAATGGGTGACATCGCTTGTTACTCAATGAACTTTGCGGAACTTGCAAGTGAAATCAATGTTCATCTTGAAGGAAACAAAGTGAAATTTACTTGGCGCGAATACATCCAACTTGCTCAAATCATTTGGGACAAGGTAAAAGAGACTTCAAAAGAGTGTGCTGGAAAAGAAATTGAAGTGAAATTACCAGCCAAGCTATCTTTGATTTCCGCAGCTTTTTCGCTCATCGGGTTTAAATTATAGGCGCAGAGAATCGCTACCTTATGCGGCTCAGGGCGGTGCATTGATTTGCGTCGCCCTTAAAAATATAATATATGAAAGCAAATAAATTTTGTGTATTCCTTGACGCGGGTCATGGTGGAGTTGACCCAAAGAAAAAGTTACCTTTTAATTATACGACGTATCCATCAAAGTGCTATCAGCATAACAACTCAATGTTCCACGGCTACGGTTGGTTTTTTGAAGGCGTGTTTAATCGTGAAGTCGCGGCAAAGATTGAGCAGTATTTAAAGGACTGGGGAATGTCGGTTATCAATGTGTATGACCCTGTTTTAGATGTTAGCCTAACTAAGCGCGTAGCAAAGGCAAACATGAACGCTCAGAACTATGAGGCTTCGTTGTATCTAAGTATCCATGGCAACGCGGCAACACCAACGGCAAGGGGCTTTGAAGTGTTTACATCAAAGGGACAAACAAAGTCAGACATTTACGCTGAGTTCCTTTTCAATGAGGTCAAGGAGGCATTTCCTAAATGGGTTTATAGAATGGATACTATTGACAATGACCCAGACAAGGAAGCTAATTTCTTTGTTCTTAGCCAAACAAATATGCCAGCCGTGTTATCTGAAAATGGGTTCTTTACCAATTACAAAGACGCGTTGATGATGTTCGACCCAGTCTTTCAAAATACATTGGCGCTTTGTCATGCTCGTGCGGTGGTTGATTATGCAAAGACTCAAGGGGTTACGTTTTAAAATGGAAAGGGTTGACGCAACTGCCAACCCCGATTTCACCACAAATAAACTATGAACAAACGTAATCGATTTCTTAATTTATAATTTGATTTATAATCTTCAATGATAAATTTGTGACCGCGTCACCGTCGGTGCTTTTATACAAACGGTAAGCGATTGTAAGCATTCTTCCCTTATCCATTGCCATCATTGGCGGGTTTAAGTCTGGAAGCAAAGGCTCAAGATAAAATTTAAGTAATGCTATTTTACTATTTAAACCGTCGGAATATCTAATCGGTTTGGGGTAAGTTTTAGCAATCATTTCAATTTCCTTCCAAGTGCTGATTTCAATTCCGTCGATTAATTCGTTATTTTTTTTCATGTTTTTGGTAATTTTTAGCCTGTAAAGCAAGAGAAAAACAGTCGATTTCGTCCTGACTTATTTTGGCGGTTTTAAAATTTGGTTCAAACTTGTAACCTTCGCTTTGGAAGATTTTCATAAATATTTCCTTTCCCCACTTTTTCCCCTTTTGCTCAGGGCTGATGTTGTAACCCTCGTACCCATTTTCCTTTATCCATTCATAGGCAATACGGGAAGCGCCTTGATTCATGCCCACGTTTCGGGACATACGGGAAAGGATAGCGCGGTTAATGGAAGAATTAAAAGTTACATTTTGAAGGCTGGAATCTTCTACCAGAACGACAGGGTGTTCGTATTGCGTCCACTTTGGAACATCAAGGATAAAATCCACGAACCTTTTGTATTTCGTGAATCTTACCTCTTTGCCTTGAATGATGCAAGCCGCCATTCCGTTTATTCTAATCGCTGGGTCAACCCCGATGTATGTCCTCAAAGTGTTATCGTTTGGAACGAAGTTACATAACCCTTACTTTCTTTTAGT